AAGTTGGGATCTAATGCGCCATCTCGTGTCCCCAGCGTTTCCACGTTATACCAGCCGGTGCCGGTCATATTGGTGCCCGTCACGCCGATAGGTATTTCCACGCCGTTGACCAGGACCGTCAGCACTCCCTGTATCTGGCCGATCCCGAGCAGCACTTCCATCCGCGTCAGGTTGCCGTCGTTTCGTGCGAAGGTGACGATCGGCGTTTGCCAGACCGTTCCGTAAATCATCGGAACGTAGTCGTTGTAGAGTGCCTGGTTGATCGATAGAGATGAGGTCGTCCAGCCTTTTCCGTAGCTCCGGACGCCGATCGCCGGTGGGATAAACTCCAGGCCCCCGAAGCGTGTGAACATTCCCCGCGCCTGGCAATCGGTCCGCGTGTACCCGCATTCGGTGAACGGTGTCGCGCCGTTCAGGTTGCCTGTTCCGCCAGTAAGGCCGGCAGAATAGCCGCAACGATAATACAGCGAGTACTTGCCATTCGCTCCCCCGTCCACTGCTTCGGTCTGCTGGGCTGGCGTGGCTGGAAACTGCCAAGGGCACCGGCGTTCGATCTGCACCGGGGGCAGGAACACTCTCTGCAGGCTCATCCGATTGATGGCAGTCAGTCGAAATGTCGATTCGTCGCTGCGATCCGGTGGATTGCAAATTCCCTGAAACACAACCGTGGTGTCCGTGAGAGCCACGTTGTGCCGTAGATCGTAAAACAGCACGCCGACAGTGATCCGCGCACCCTTCCAGCCGACCGATCGTTCCACTTCCGAGAAGTAAGAATCGGCGTTGGCCAGAAGAATCGAGATCTGCGGGCTGCCGTCTATTCCCTGGTCGGATGCGGTTCGAATATCGAAGGCGCTGTGCTGGATGACGCGCGCGGCGTACACGTTCGTTCCCACCGTTACGCCGTGCGTGCACCAGTGTTCCACGAATCCGTTGGAAAGGACACAGTCGAAGACAATGAGCGGCGTGTCGGTGACGGTCTGTTCCTTGAGATCAGAGATGGTTTGCATAAAAGATATTGACCGTCGCCGAGTGGCGATTCACGTCCGTTGTCGTAAAGGAGAGAGTGTCATCGCGCAACCGCGCGTTCTCGTAGCATCCGCCGGTTGTGCTCGCCTTGTACAGGGATGGGCTGTCCTGCGGTTCCACCTGCAAACCATACACCTGGACGTTTGCGCCCGCGCCTAACTCCAGGCCGAAGGCCATCGATGCTGCCGTCGGATCTCCAGCGCCTGTGCAAGCGAACCTTTGCCAGTTCGGGCCGATGTTTTGACTGTAACGGTTAGCCCCGATCAGCAAAGTGAACGTCGTGGGGCCGGTGGCCTTTGCGTACACACTCAAACAGTACACATAGCCGCCAGGAGCCGTGAGGGTTTGTGTCAAGTCTTGCGCGGCGGTGCCTGAGTTCGTCACCTGCCATGCATTAGTTCCGCCAATAGGATCCGAATTCGGCCCGCTAACCGACAGGAGCGGCCCCGTGTCCCAAACCACATTCTTCAGGTCGTTGCTCCATGCCAGCAAGTTCGCTGTCGGATCGACGAAGGTGAAGTTGTTGAGCGTTCCCTCGGCCGCTGTGAAGAACTGTTGCAGAGCAGCCAGTTCTGCGTCGCTTAGTCCGGCGTACTTGAGTTGCCACTCTAACGATGCGGCGCCGGCATCGGCAAGTTTTACAACCGACCCGCCGGCAGCGGCGTTGACGAGGGTCCGTAGTTGGTAGCGTGTCTGAACCGGAAACTGAGCCAAAGCACCGGTGGGAAGTTGGGGGTAGACAAGCATCGCTTAACTCCGGTTCTCGATCACCGTAAGCGACGTCTTTGCCCGCATTTCTGCCACCGATCCCAACGCCAACTCATCGCTTGCAAGGCTGCAATTCGCATATTGGGTACCATCCCACGGGTCGGTGAAAGCGAAGCTACCCAGGCGCCCCTGGTTATCTTCGAAAAACTGCGCAAACGCCGCGATCTCACTCTCGTCCAATTCGCTCAATTGGATTTCCCATCGATGCAACGGCCCCGCGGCATCGCGATAACGCTGCTCGGTGCCGTCGAGAAATCGCACTGTCTGATTTTGAAACCGCAGGGATTTTGTGGCCGGATACTGCGCTACCGCGCCAGTCTTGAGTTGAGGGAAGGTTGCCATATCAATGGTCGTTGACCGCATGTCCTGAATTGAGCTCCGCCGCGAGTTCGCTCTCCAGAATCGTGAACGCCTCTACCTGCCGGGCGCTCAGGCCGTCGCTATCGAACCCCTGCAGTCGCCGGCGCACGAAGAATTCCTCCACCAGCGACTGGCTTTCCACCGTGATGTACGGTTTCGGGCACCTGTCGAGGGTGACGTTCCTGCGCGCCCACACCAGTCGCCCCGGCGTACCGACCTCTGCAGGAAGCCATCCGCACCGCCGCTTCTGTTCCAGACCGGACTTCCGGCACGTGTCGCACTTCCAACCGGCCTGGTTGGATAATTCAAAGTGGAAGGCGACGATCAGTTTTTTCGTTCGTCCGGACTAAGTCCCGTCTGCCACCGCACCACCGCCAGCGCTTCGCGGAACAGCTCTTCCGGTCCCGCATCTGCCAGTAACTCCGGTGTGGCGTCCACCCCATCCAATTCCAGCCCCGAGACCGCCAGCAAGCCCCACTTCACGTACACCCGGTCGATCTCCACCCGCAGCATCCCGGCATCCATCTTCTGCCCGGGCGACCGGCCCGCTTCCAGAAACTCCACCTTTCGCGCTAACTCGCGTACTTGCCGCATCAACTCCGTCCGCCTTCCGAACGACATCTTCGCAACCGTGAACGTCACCCCGATAGCCACCTGCGACTCCACCACCGCCACACTTTCGTAGATCATGAATAGTCTGCTTCCTGTCCATTTACTCCCGTGGGGCAGGCTTCAGCCTGCGGCGGACTTCAGTCCGCCCTCTGCCGGTATTACATCGCGATTTCCCACCGGCCAGTCCCTAGGCGAACGCAACCGCGATTTCATTGTTCACCGTTCCCTGCGCTCGCGACGACCGGAATTTCCATTGCAGCCGGTTCTTGCTGTCGTCGAATTCCGGCACCTCGGGAATCACGCTCGGTAAGTAGACACCCGTTAACTGTCCTTGCGATTCTCCCAATTGGAACATCACACTAATCGGCGATTGCTGGCGCGACGCCTGATACAGCCCTTGCGTGTAAGGATCGTTCTGGCTGTACAGCTCGAAGGCCGCCGTCACATTGCGGTCGCCCGGAGCAATCGCTTGCGGAAGGCTCGATCCGAACTCCTTGAACCGCGTATCCAACCCATTCTTGAGGACCACCGAGGCCGACGTGATCGTGAAGAACTGCGTCGGCGAAGTTCCCAGCCACGCTTCGCCCAGATTGCCGGGGACAATCGTATAGTCGAATCCGCTCAAAGCCGGCTCGGCGGGAAAGCTCTGTAATTGCGCCGCGCCTCCCGAAGTCCCTCCGAAGCTGGCACTGTCCACCACGTCTTGCGCTGGTCCGCTGAACCGGAATTCATGATAGTCGCCATTCAGGTCAATCTCCATCTGGTCGACCGCTCCGCCGCATAACAATCGCTGGACCGCCGTTGCCGGGTCCCAGTAGTCGAAGATCCCCACGCTCGGCAGTTCCGTCGCCGGCGCGTAGGTGATCGCCGCTCCCACCGGCGCTCCCGCCGCCGGCGGTACAGTGAACGGTACATTCAGTTGGACGATCGCGCTGTCGACGATCGCCGCCACGAAGCGGATCTCCCCGCCACTGCTCACCGCCTGCCCCGCCGAGAGTCCATGCGGAGCTGCGAATGCAAGCCTGCCGCTCCCCGTAGTGTTTGCCGCCGTCCCGCCCGCGAAGTAGGCTGGCGCAGCGCCCAGCGCGGCCTGAAACAAGGGACCGTAGCTTGGATTGGCTGTCCCTTGCGGCCAGTTCGTCAGCAGTGTTCGCAATTCGAAAGCCGTTTGCCGCCTGCCGCCAGCCGGCAGACCCGCGAATGTCCGGCTCCCGGTCTTATCCTTCCGCTCCGTTACCTCCCGTTGTTGGCGAACCGCCAGCTTTAAGGCAGGAATTCGATTGCCTGCCGTGATCGTGGGGACTTGCCCATAGGCGCTTTCCAGCGCGGTGTAGAAGCGGTTTGCGTTAGACGAAATATAGGAAGCCATATCAGTTTCTGCTCACTCCAATCTCGAAGGTGATCTTTGCCACCTGCTGGAAATTCTTTCCACCGTGTTTCACGGCCGCGAACACCACCTGGTATTCGCCGGCATAGAACATGCCGCTGCCCCAGTCGCCCCGGTTCGCGTTCAGAACCTGCATGATCGCGTCCGCGTAATTCTCCAGCGTGGCTTCGAGGCCGTCCAGACGGTCCTGCGAGTATCGCAACTCCACCGTCGTTTGCACGTTACCGGAAAAACTGCGAAACTTCTCCGCCAGGCTGTTGACGATCTTCTCGCAGTACACATTTGCCGCCGGATACTGCATCGCCAGGCTCTTGTCCGCGATGTCGGACGCCACGTTTTGCGCCCGCACCTGTGCGCTGTTCAGAGGGTTTAAAGGCTGTCCATTGTCTTGCAAGTAAGGGCCCAGGTAAGAATTGACGCCGCTTGTGCCTGTGAGAAGTTGTATCACATGGCCCGTGATTAGACTGCCGATTGTAGTCGTCATTATATTGTGAGTTGCTATTCTGTAGGACATGCTTTAGCTTGTCCCGGCGAGCGGAGCTCGCCCGTTCTTTGTCAAGACTTCATCGTGCCCGCAGCGACCGCTTCTGTCTTCCTCAAAGGCGACCTCTTGCTTAGCCCCTCAGAATCATCCGCGGCATCGGCATCAGGTAGTTGGGCGATTGCCCGCAGCCTGGCCCGGTGCCTCCGCTCAGGATCTCGTTCGGCTGCAGCCATGTCTGCGCGACCGCGATCGGCGCCCCGTTCTGCCGCGATAAAGCCTCCGGATCGGTGCCGGCATAAACGTTCCAGCCTGTGGCGGACGCTGGCGGAGCGGCTGGTTGAACCACGAACGACGTCGCCGTAGTCGTGAGCGCTGTCACGATCGACGGCGCCCCTTCCTCGCCCTTGTTATTAGTCCAGGTTACCGCCACATAATAAGTGCCATTCTCCAGGCCGCCCTCTGCGGCGGCTATTTGAGGTTCTGCCGCTCGTGGAATAGGGGACAACGCGATCCCGATTCCCGTGAGCAGCAATCGTTCGTATGCCCAGTTTGCCCGCCCGTGGAATTGATCGCGCTTTGTGCTGTAGCGGTCGTTCAACTGGCTCGAGTACGCGTCTCCGTAGACCGACTCCAGGGTCCGGAATGTGTGCCAGAGCTTCAAAGCTGGCGTGACTACCACGTTGTCGATCTTAGGTCGCGCCGACAGCCAGATTGCCTGCTCGGCGCGGCCCGGCCCGTTCAGTAGCGTTGTGATTTCTATCGCCAATTCCTCTTGCGCCAGAAACAACTTCTGCGTCACGTCGATTCCCTCGACGTTCGCCACGTTCGTGAGCTGTGTATCCTGCGCCGTCAAGTCTTCCATGTCCGCGATAGGACCGTCCGTAAACAGAGCCATATCGTTCGCCTAGTCCTTCCCGGCTTTGGCCCCGCCCTTCAGTTTCTTCATGTCGTCCGTCAGCCTTTTCAATTCGTCCGATGGCACCATCGTGACTTCCAGCTTGGAAGCCACCGCAACGTCCTGTGCCGCCTGACACGCCGCTTCCTTCGACTGCTGGAAGAGTGCGGCTTGGTCCGCAGCGGCCAGTTGTGCGGAGCCTTCCACCACCATCTTGGCGGCGAGGCGTCGCGGAACTTCCACTAACACACCTTTCTTACCTCCGTCATCGGTTGACAGGCTGATCACCACCGTATACGGAGTGGGAATTATCGCCTCCGTGTCGCGGATTCTCTGGTAATACGTCTTCACATCCATTCTCTTCTCCTCTTCTTGACCCGTCTTACTATCGCTTCCCCGCCGGCGTGGCGCAGACACTCGTGCCTGCCGGCGCCGAGACTCTTCTCGGCGCGGGCGAGCCCCGCTCGCCTGCACAGTCCCGAGCTGGCAGCCGGTATCGGGGGCCGTCCGCCCCTTGCCGTAAAAGGCGCCCGGGCCCGCAATCCCGAGCGCCTTCATTCTGACTTCACGGACCCGGCAGGGGCCGCTCCTGACTTCTGACTTCCTACATCCCGCAGGGATGTCAGGGGCGCAGCCCCTGCTACGTATTCACCTGCACGCCCGACGTATTCCGCAGAATGCCGCAGCCGTACAGAATGTCCACCGTGAACTGCTGAGCCAGCGTATCCGGCTGGTAGCTCATCACCACCCGCATACCGAAGTTACCTAACTCCGCATACTCCGCGATCGCCCCTGTCCCCGGCAATGGCTGCGGCAACCGGCGAATCACCAACCCGATCGCGTCCCTCGTGAACGCCAGATTGTGAGTCGTCGTCGGACTGCTGCCCGTGTAAGGAATGAACTGCGACCGGAATACGAAGAAGTCTTTGATCTTCCCCACAGTTCCGTCGATCAGCGCTTTCAACCCCGCGTCGCCTGCCGTCTGGAATTCGCTGAACCGCGGAATCTGTCGCCACGCCGAATACGTCGCCGCATCCACCACCATGTACTTCTCCGCGCTCGGCGGCACCTTCGCCAGGAACAGCGCCGTTTCTGCCGCGTCAATCACGCTCTCCGTGATCGCTGTCCCCGGCGTTCCCACCGGATTGTTGGCCGTGAATCCGGCGTACAAGTTGAGCAGATCGCTCTCCACCTTCTGCGCGATCGCCGCCACCGCCGGTTGCATGTAGATCTTCAACAGGTCCGGCACCGCCAGCACTTTCGTTACGTCCGGAATCTGGAAGGTCGCTTCCGCGTGTGTGTTCAGTACGATCTGGGCATTCCCCAGATTCGGATTTTGAGTTTGTACCGTCCCGCCCTCAAGGATGTTGTTTGCCTGCATCACAGGGGGAATCGGCACGTTGATCGTATCGCCGGCGTGCGCCAGTGCTGGCTCATAATCGCGATCCACCAGGTTCCCCATAATGAGGTTCCCCACCAGTACCGGCAATGCGTCCGCCGCCACCAGCTTGACAATCGCATTGGCGACATTTGCTGAAGTAATTGCTGCCATCTCTTCTCCTTGTTCCTTTCTGCTTGCCGGCTGCCGTCACTCGGTCTGGCCGGAACTTCCCTACAGCCCCCGAAGGGTCTGCGATGCCACGCGCACGATTTCTTCTCGTACCCGCTGCTTCTCCTCCGCGCTCATGCCCGGCCGGATCTGTTCGATGCTCACCGCGTCCCGCCCTCCGGCTGGGGCCTTATGCGTGGCCGTCATCCCCGTGCCCCCCGAAATCCGCGCTGGCAAAAACTCGGGATTCTCGTTCACGAAGTTCGTCAGATACTCCTTGACGGGTACCTCGCCGTTATCGCCCCGAGCCATCAGCCGGCCATCCTCGGTGCGCACGATCCCGTCTTGCACCGCCTTAAACGCCAGGTCGATCTTCGCGACGCCCAGCCGTTGCAACTCCGCCCTCACCGCCGAATTCCGTTCCGCCTCTTCGGCAGCCTTGCGGCTCCGTTGGTTCTCCGCCACCAGTTCGTTCATGCGGCGTTCCAGTTGCTCCCGGCGCTTGCGCTCTTCCTGTAACTCCGCCTTGTACGCCGGTTCGCTTCGCGCTTTTTCAGTATTGGTAAACTCCTGCACCGCCTGCCGCACGATTGCTTGTATGTCGATTCCTTCCATATGTCTCCTTGGGAAGCCTATGCCCCGTTCTCGATCTCTTCCGCCACCTGATTCTTGATGTCCTGCCGGGCGTCACTCAGGTACTTAAATGCCAGCCTCTTAAATACTTCTTTCTTGAGCGTCTTCGATTCGATCCCTAGGTTGAGTAGCTTCTGTGCGTCATCCAGCTCCGTCCCTAAGTCGTGTATATCGAACTCGTCCATCCCCGAAACGTCGATCGTGACGCCGTCCTGTCTTGCCGCCGCGATCGCCCACAGCGTCCGTTTCATCACGTCTTTGACTGTCGCTCCGTACGCCCTCAGCACCTCCTCCGTGGTCGCGAAATCCAATAGTTTGGCGGCTGCCGATTGCCGCCCTCCGGATCCGGACTCTCCGGCCTGAATCATCAGGTAGCAAACCCGGTAGATCTCGTCCCGCAGATTCTGCAGGTTGTCCGCCGCAATTTGATAGACCTTGCCTTCCGGTTCCGTCCACCCGAATCTGTCGTCCTTCCCGAGCTGGATGTAATAGGACTCGCCGACTACCTGCTTCCACTCCCGGTCCGAGTACACCACCGGCGAAGCGAACAGCCCCATCGTGAGTGCCCACGAGAGCGCGTTCGACTTATTAAAGTGCTCCAGTTGCAGCGATGCGGCCTTATTCATGAGCCACAACCCGTCCGACACCTTGACCTCGAATACCGGAACCCGCCCCAGGGACGCCAGCCCGTGCCGCCCTTCGTCAATCGGTTCGATCGCCTGCGATTCCCCGCGCTTTCGGTAGACCCGGTAGGCCTCGCGGTCGTAGTAGATCCACCGCGTCTCCTTCTCCCACTTCGCATCCGTCACTTGCGACTGCTGCAGGCAGGATGTTCGCAGCACAATCCAATCCAGTCCGCCAAGCCTGTCGTGGCTCCAGTTGATCACCTCGTCCGGGCCGTAATCCGTCAGGTACGCTCGCGACTGCCCCAGCGCATCTTCCTCCGCTCGCGTCCGCGCCTCCCCTTCCGCCTTCGGAAAGTCCACCACGATGTAGCTGCTTCCGCATACCAGTGCCTGCACGAACCGCTGCCGGAAGAACTCTGTAAGGCTAGTCCCTTTCAGATCGCAGTCCGCGGAGAGGACAGCGTAAAAGCTCTGTGTCGCCAGGTCGCTGCCACCCAGAAGCATGGAAGGTTCCGACCGCATCAGCGTTGCCGCATACCAGTCGATAATCGACCCGACGTAGTTCTCGTAGAACACCCGCGCCAGCCGCTCCATGTAGATGTCGCCCGGCTCCTTATGCCGCCGCACCAGGTATTGCGCAGCGTCCGAGCG